AGCGTACGCCGCAAGATTAGAATCTGGTATCCAATTGTAATCGTTTGTAACAAGGGAACTAGATTCTAATCCATTAGTAGAAAAGTCAAATCCAGTTTGATTAAGTGCAACATTAAAAATTTTGTGAGTTTTTGTTGATGTTGCATTCATCCAAACAATGTATGTTTGCACAGAAGTTGCGTACGACTTAATGGTGTTGTATGTGCTTGAAGGATTTGTTGGAGCGATAAATCCACCTTCATAAGAACTAATGTTTGCAACAACGGTTTTTGGAAGACTTGTGTAGTCGTAAAGAGAATCAGAAAGCGGCAACCCAGATGAGAAGATTTTTATTGATCCATCAAAATATGTAACCGCAGAAACAACGTATGGTGTTGCTACGCCAGTAGTATCCGTTTCACATTGAACAATTGCGGACGATTGAAGGTAGGCGGTATTTGGGTTAAGAGATGAAATCTTTGGTGTTGCAACGCCCTGAAGTGGCGTTACTGTCACGCCAGAACCATGTGAATATTTAAACGTAGTCCCTGAAAGCAATGTCCAAGTTTTATTACTTGATCCACCTACGGCAGTAACAATAACAATTTCGTCTCCATTTGTGTCATCTTCAATGTAGACAATTGCTGGATTTGCCGAACTGACTGTTGTTGCAAGATTTGCAGCATTTACAGTCATAGACGTTGATGATGTGGTAACCGATGCAGTTGTAGTTGTTCCTGAAATAGAAGCGGCGGTTACGACAAGAGCACCGCCAGTAAGGGATACGGTGGGAAGCGTTGTTGTTCCATTTCCAACTGCTGTGTAATTATTTGCAACAGCGGTTGCTAAGTTTGCATCATTCGCGGTGTACATATTGCTGTATGGATTAAATCCATCAACAGCAAGAGCACGGAAAATTCCAACTACATTTTGAGAAAGTTGAGCATAGTCATTTGTTGTAATTGGACGTGGAGCAATAAGAGAAAGTTCATTAACTAATCTATTTAAGTAATTAGAGTCTGTTTCTGCATCGGTTCCTGTTGCAAGACTTGTATCTGTTGATGCCGTTGCTGTAACAATAATGCTTGCAAGAAATGGCGACGTTACAAGAGGGTTTAAGTATGTAGTTAAAGGATTAAGACCAGAAATTGTGTAAATATTGTAAGCAGCTCCAACATCGACAGCTTGCATTTCAATAAATGCTGATTGCACCGATGCCTTTGCACTACTAAGACTTGTTGTTCCAGAAACAGTGCTTGAAATTGTAAACGTTGTTGGTGTTGGTGTTGAGATTATTGTGTAGGTGCCGTTGTATTTATTTGTTGTATCTCCAGAAACCGTAACGATTGTTCCGGCAACAAAGTTGTGATTTGCTGAAGTTGTTAGGGTGGATGTTGTTCCGTCACCCGTTGCAGTTGAAAGTGCGCTTGACGATGGAATTGTTACATCAGCCATCGTTGTAAAATTATATGTTGTGCCCTGATAATTAAATCCCGCTACGGTTCCTGAGGGAATAAAATATCCACCAACAGGAGGGGCGGCAACAAGCGTCCAAAGTGTTCTGATTTGAGCTTCAATACCAGTTTGTTGAGTAAGGCCCAAAAGACCACCAAAATATTTAAAAATTGATGCAGGTACGGTTGATGCGGCTGTAGCAACTTCTGCTGCCATTTGTCCAAATTCTTCTAAAAGAAGAACTTCTAAATTTCCTTCACGCGGAACCCACCCAGGAAGTTGAGTAGCAATATTGGCAAGAGCCGTCTGAACCAACGTTTTACTGTCGGTTGTGATCGGTATGTCAATGTAACCGTTTAATTGTGTCATTATGACCTTCCATTGTTTTGAATTTTTACATTCAATGTGGCGTTGTTGTAGTTATCGTATTGAAGACTTACAGTTGTCTTTGCCCTTGTTTCCCACTTAGAAATAGCTTTTTGAATGTTTGCAACATTTATTTGATTAAGTGGCATGTCGTCAAGGCCATAACCTGGAACTGCTGATCTTTGTCCAATAACAGATCCTAAAAGCATTTCAACGCTCGCTGTTACTTCGTCATTTGAATCTTGTTCGTTTACAATTACATTTCCAAAATTTGGATCAAATTTCATAGTATTTGGAAAATGAGGAGCTAATGTATTATTTATAGTTTTTGAAGGATATGCAGTTACGGTCAATCCGTTACTTTCATTTCCTTCGCCGTCTGCATGGACAATTTGAATTGTTACAGCAAGCGGTAAACTACTACCAACGCCAAGTTGCAAAACTGACGACCATGGAAAAATTGCTGTTGTAGCAGGTGGTTGTAAAACTCTTGTTCCGCTACCGGTTATAAGTGAACTCTCTGGACGAACTTGTGAAAATTCTACATATTGATAGTTAACAGGAAAGTCGACTATTGGCGTATTTTTTAACGCATAAATTTCATATGTTGAAGAGGTGGTAACGTCTGAAGCGGCGGTCCAAGATAATTGGATTCCAACATTTTGCACCCAAAGTGCAGTTAGATTAGTTACAGGCTGTGCCATAAGGATTCCTATTTTTGGGCGTTAAATCCCAAATTAAACGGTCCAATAATTATTGTACCATACTAATGCAAGGGTTTAAACTATATTTTAATTATTTTGTATATTGCAACATACGGGGATATTGTCGTTACTGCGGTTCCAGAACCGGTTGATGTTGTGGTTACTCCTGTTGCAGAACTTCCCGTACCGCTTGAACTAATTCCAGCTGTGTGTGACGTTGCAGAGGCCGTAATGCCGGTAGAAGTAGCCCCTGTGCCGCTTGATGTTATACCCGTAGTCGATGAGTTGGCTGAAGCAGTTATTCCAGTTGTTGCAGATTGAGTTGGGTTAGCAGTACCAAAGTGGTTACTAGGGGTTCCGGTACCATAAAAGTTTCCACCACCACCAGTATTGTATACCATAAAAGCATAAGATCCAGAACTATGAGTATGGCCAGGGTCTGAAATTGCAACCGTGTGACCGTGACCGGGATCGGTTATGTTAACTGTGTGACTGTGAGCAGTTTCGCTAACTGAAACTACGTGAGTGTGACCAGGGTCTGTAATGCTTACTGTGTGACTGTGATTTGGATCACTTACGCCGTGACTGTGAGAAGGCATATTTGAAACAGAAATTGTTGTTGTTGCAGAACCACCAGATGAACCAAGGGAATAGGTTCCACCTGCACCAATGCTCATATAGTTAACAAAATTGGGAAGGTTAAATGAAGCACCCGATCCTCCCCATGTGTAACCCAATACAGCAAATAATGCTGCATATGTTGTTGTGCTTACTGATGCGCCGTTACAAAGAAGATATCCAGAAGGAACTGCAGCTTGTGCTCCAGCCCATTCAAAAACACTTCCGGTTGGTGCTCCAGGAACGCCTTGATAGCCCTGTGGTCCCTGCAAACCATTTGTTCCTGCTGTGCCTTGTGGACCTTGAGAACCAGTGGCTCCTTGAGTACCTTGAAAACCTTGTGGACCTTGAGAACCAGTGGCTCCTTGAGTACCAGTTGTGCCCTGGGTCCCTTGTGTTCCTTGATAACCCTGATTACCCTGTGGTCCTTGAACAGAGGATTGATAACCTTGTGGACCTTGATAACCCTGGTTTCCTTGATTGCCCTGAAAACCCTGTGGACCCTGTGAACCGGTGTCGCCTTTTGAACCGGTTGAACCTTGATTACCCTGAAAACCCTGGTTGCCTTGGAAACCCTGCGGGCCTTGTGAGCCGGTGGCTCCCTGCGAGCCCGTAGCGCCCTGAGAACCGGTTAGACCCTGGTTGCCTTGGAAACCCTGCGAGCCTTGTGAGCCGGTGGCTCCCTGCGAGCCCGTAGCGCCCGTGGCGCCTTGAGCTCCAGTAGAACCTTGTGCACCGATTGAGCCTTGGTTCCCTTGAAAACCCTGCGGTCCTTGATCGCCTTGAAAACCCTGGAAACCCTGATTGCCCTGCGGGCCTCCGTAAGCGCCTTGAACCCCTTGTGCCCCTTGAGGGCCGGTTGGACCCTGAGGTCCACTACCGCTTTGAATTCCCTGTGTTCCATCTCCCCATCCAGCGGTTGTTTTTGGACCAAAAATTTGTGCATTCGTGGAATTTATATACGTATCACCAACGTTACCTAATGCAGCATCTGGTGTACCCGTTCCATAATGAGTTTGACGTGGGTGAAAACCGACATATCCATGATGTACCGGTTTACGACTTGAGTGATCAAAACCAACAATAATGGTTGTATTATTTGGAGGTGGAACGTCACCTATGTAGGGAATTTCATTCCATACGTTATCTTGACCAAGAGATGGAATCGTAATCCTCATATTTCCTGTACTTACAGAAGGATTTGTAGCGTCCGTATCAATTACTGTTGCGTAATAAGAACCCTGATGTTGAGGAATGTCTACATACGTGTGACCGTATTGTTGTTTAAGTATTCTTTGTATTAGTACGTTTGGATCTGAAGGTACGTAACTCATAGAATCAATTTCTTTGATAGTGCTGTCATTGGCTTGCCACTAGCAGGAAGCGATGTCGGTGCGATGTAATTATTAATTGGTATTGGAACTTGAAGCGTTACTGTCGCTTGTGGCATAAACAAGTCTCTTTGAGTACCGGCAACCAACCAATATCCTGTTGCGGGTCCCATATTGTTTAAATAAACAACTTCACCAACGTTAAAATTAAAGTTATCCAACATAACAGTTGCTGTTGCTTGACCAAATGGCTGACCAATGCTCCAGTCAAAGTCGATGAGCTGAACTTCTGCGGTAAACTCAGAAAGGACTTTAAAATTATTTCCGATTGATCCTAACGTTGCATTTATAGGTGGGTCACCCGGTTTTCCAGATGGAAGAGTTACGTTACCCAACCAGTACTCATCAGGTCCAAAGTAGATAACGCCTGCTGATTCCCAAAGTCTCCAACCTACGCTTGATGCCAAACGACTCATGCATGTCCATGAATTTTCATTTGGATCGGCAGTTGTGCCTCGGGCAAGCGCAAGTTCGAATATAGCTTGTTTTGTTAAATATGGCCAAATTTTTGCATAATCTGGTGCAACAAGTTTTCCACCAACAGCATCAACAAGTTTTTTAAAAAATGGTGTTATGTCATATCCAACAGTTGTTCCAGTTGCACCATGTTGAAGTTTTAATTTATGAACCAAAGTTGATTCAAAAACTAATTGAATTTGATCCGATGCCTTCATTGTTTGTACAAGAGTGTAACTAAGTCCATCAAGGCTTAGGCTGGCCCCCGCTTGTAGTAAATTGTTGAGAAGTTTTCTGTAGGGGTCTGCCATCTGAATTGTCAAAGTGGAAACGCTTGTTAAATTCCTTTGAAGAAACATGTCCGTAATCGCAGCCTGAAAATCAGGTTCAATCACTGTTCCATTAACAACAATAGAACTTAAATTTATTGCGCCAAAGCCAGCTACAGAAGATGCCATTTATATATCCTACTACGCCGGAACAAGTACTGTTCTATTTGCGTATGTTTTGCCAAAGTTTTTTGCAGCAGTCAAACTAAATTTATTAAGACTAGCGACAACCGCTGGAGTAGTTTTGTAATTTTTTGCAAATGTTGTAAGAGATATTCCTGCTGGAACTTTTACGCTTTTTGAAGATGGCTTATTGTTGGTATTTTGAAGCGTTGCAGTTGAAGTTGAGTTAAAAATACTTGTTGGTGCAATACCATAACTTGTATAGCCGGTAGCAAGTGGTGGCAGGTATTCGTAAAGCGTAATACTTACTTTTTGTTGAATGCGTTGTCCAGTTGCAACATCCCTGATNGCGTCGGTAAAATCAAGAGAATAACAAATCCAATAATCAATTGGAAGCGTCCATGGCAAAACAACTCCACTCAACGTTAAAAGTGGTGGTTGAAACGTATTGGCAATAGGATACATCAAGCTTTCAAGACTATTGCAGTCATCTTCTACGGACAATGGGATTGCTTGAGTGCCGTCAACTAAACCTGTTTTTGATATTGAGGACGGTGATGTTATCGATTTGTCAAGATAACATTCAAATTTTATTGACCATGGAGCTCGGTCAAACCATTGTGTAGCTGCAGCCTGTTTTGGACGGTCAACAATTTGCCATCCACCAGAACTACTGGCTGGAGCATAATTAACGTTATCAATAAGTGCAACAGTAATGGCACTTGCTTTTCCAACGGCTGATGGAATAACTGGTTGCAGTGTTATAAGAGTGCTTAGATCAGACATAATTAACTATTTGACGTTCCGTTCTTATTTGCTGTATTTACAATGTTTGCAAGAGCGGGACCATTGCCCTTAAGCGCTGTTGTAAGCGCTGCAGCAAATCCAGCAGGAGTAATTCCCGCTGCACTCCATGCCGCAGTATTTTCTTTTGCAGCTGCCTTAGCCCATGCATCAATTGACTTTTCGTCAATTTGTTGTTTGTGATTCTTGACATCATCTGACATTGTCTTTTGAAGATCTTTAATCTTACCACCAAGCTTGTCAGAAGCTTTCTTGTATTCTTCTTGAAGTGATTTATTAATTTTAGGGTCTTTTGAAAGTTTTATTGCTTCTGCACGCAATTTACTTAGGTTTGTTATACCCATAAGGTCTGTTGCAACTCGAGCATTTACCCCACCCTTAATGCTGGTGTTTTTTGACATAACATCAAAGTATCCAGTTTTATTGGTTATAAGTGAATCAAATGCTGCGGCAGATGCTTTTTGAACTTTAAGATTTGCAGCGTTTGCAGCCGCTAAATTAAATCCTGCTGCTTGTTGGTAAACACCTGCTCGGTGTGTACTTAGGTATTTCGCAAATGCTGGATTTTTGTTAAGTTGTGCAAGTAGTTTTGCTTCTTCTGCTGCGCCTTGTGCGTTTGCAGCGCCAGCTCCACGACCCTTCATGTTCTTTAGTCGTTGTGCCTCTTGCCATTTAGCAGCCCAATTATTTGCAACCCAATTACCTTGAAGATGAGCAAAGTCTGCATTTGCTCCTTCGGTTGCACCAAAATATGTACCAATACCTTGTCCTGTGCCAATGTTTTTATTTTTCAAAGCATTAGCTGCAGTTTTTTTATTTTGAGCAAGAGATTTTTCAACAGAACCACGAGTAGCAGCGACTGTTGGTGTAAAACCTTTTCCGCCAAAAAGACCACTAAAAAATTTGCTAATTGAACCAGAGAACATCGGAAGAAGTGTTGTGGCCATCATCAGGGGGATCATTACCTCTGGTGCCATAAGAGACATTCCCGCCTCACCTGCAAGTAATCCAGTTTCTGCGGAAGTAGCGCCAAGTGCTGCTGTTCTTGCCGCTGCGGTTTCAGCACTAACTGCACCACTTGCAACTCCGCTTTCTGCGGCAATAACTCCCGTTCCAACGCGAGATTCTGCATTGGCTATTGCGCCAGCGCCTTCTCCCATCATTGGAACGCCGTGACCAAAACTTATTCTTTCTGCTGCCAGCGTAAGTGATGCTGCAGATTTTTCATAAGAGGCTAATGCTGTTTCTGCTGCAGTTATTTGAACCCTTGAAGATGCTTCTGCCGCTGTAACAATTGCTTTATCAGCTACACCGCCCTTAACGTTTGACATAATGCCGTTTTGTTTAATATTTCTAAACCAATTAAAAATTTTAAAACCAATTTGAGCAGTTTTAAGCGTGGCGCCAATAACGCTAATTAATCCAAGAGTTCCTAAAAGTGCCCAAAGAAGTGGTTTTACCCGTCCAAGAACTTCAAAAACACCAACAACGGCTTTACCAAGTTTAAGAAATATTGGTGTAATTGTTTTGCCAATTTCAATAAGAACGGCATTAAACCTTGCGCCAAGAATTTTGAATTGCTGTTGCGGTGTGTTTTTGGCAATTTCAATAAGTTTTTTAACGTGTGCTGGATCGCTATTTTTTAAAATATTAGATAGAGATGCACCATAAAGATTTAGGTTGCCTAAAAGAGCACCCATTTGTAGAGATCCGCGCTGACCACCAAATGCACGAGTAATAATCATGTTTCTGATTACTTGCATGTCTTCAGGCGTAATACCCTTACCTAATTTTATGTCAGATTGAAGTTGTGCTTTAAATTTAGCACCGGTTGTTTTCTGACCTAATTGATTAAGAAATGTTTGACTAAGTGATCCATTAAACCATTGTTCTAATTGTGCTTGGAACGCAGCCGTTCCTGTCTTACCTTTATATTTTGCGTAAGTTGGCAAAGTTGAATATGGGCCATTTAGTTTTGAATTAAGATATTCAAGCGTTGCTTGATACCCTTGAGTATTTTCAATGTGTTGTAATTTAAATGGATCAATACCAAGACCCGTGAGCGCCTTAGTTCCTTGAACGGTTGGACTAAAAAGTTGTAAAAGTGCTCTAGATGCGTACACACCAGCACTTGCTGGCTTCATTCCAAGTTTGGTAAAAACAGAGAAAATTGATCCGGCTTCAGCGGCACTTAATCCGTATTGTTTGGCGGCAGCGGTTAAACCATTACCAAAGGCAGATGAAACGTCTGGAAGGCGAGCATCGGAAGAACCTGCAATTCCTGATTCGACTCCAATAATTTTATTAAGATCGTGACCAGTTCCTTTAAGGTTTGCATTATAAAGTGACATAACAACTCGTGCAGTTGCTTCTGAAGCTGCCCCAGGGGCAACATTACCCAAAAGGTTTAAATCTGCAATTTTTTGAGAAATGTCAAGCATTGTTTTCATTGATGCACCGGAGCCAGAAAGTGATGAAGCTACACGGAAGAAAATGTTTGCCATGTCATTGGCCTTGACACCAGTTTTTGTAGAAATGTCAAGAAGACCTTGCATAATACCCTGTTGTTCTTTTATAGGAACACCGGCTTGGGTAATGCTTTCAGTAACAAGTGCTTGAAAACTCATGTATTTTTTAATGCCTTCATAGGCCGTTATAGCCGCTCCAGCGTCAATCCATTTACCAGCCTTAATTATGCCAGCACTAAATGAACTATTAAGAAACATAGAACTTTTTGCCAAAAGTCCTGTTGAAGCATTGAGGCTTTTTTGAGCAACTGCAGCACCCCTGGTGCTTACTGCTACACGCTCTGCGGCAACTGCTTGTGAATCGAGTCCCACGGCTGCATCTTTTGCAACCTTTGATGTGTCAGCAGCAGCAACGTTGTATCTTTCGGTTGCAGTACCGGCTTTTGTCATTGACGGGTTGTACTTTGACAATGTCTTGACGGCGGCACCCATTGCCTCATCAAGCCTTCCCATCATCGCGGCGGCGTCATCCGCCGACACGGCTAGTGTATCGAGAAGCCTTATAAGCCTATCGAGCGCCGTTGCGACCTCATTGTTACCATCAATGGTTACTCTAAAATTTAAATTTGTATTTTCGCCAGCCATATAAACCCAAAAAAACCGCTACCCCCGAAGGGATAGCGGTTTGTTGTTTCCGCCTTTTTGAATGTGACGGATAAATTCTGTTAGAAGATCTTCGCAAGAACCTTTGCGACTTCTAGACCAGTCAATTCCGCAAGAACTTTTATTTCCTCTGTTTTTTGTTCAACGCTTAATTTCATAGCCTTCTTCATCAAGGCAATTGATATTAAATAATCTTCTTCGCCCTGGGACATGACCTGATAAGGGTCCATACCCAAAAGTACTGCGTATGCGCCCGTCTCTATGTACGGGTCATCATCCAGGGCTTTTAAAAAGCTTCGTCTGCCTCAGAGCCAGCAACACCACTCCATTTAAAGAGTTTGTTTGCTGTATCGATAAGGTCACCTTCTGTAAGGTAAACACCTAAGACAACGTCTGATGCTCGTTGTGCTTCAATGCCAATTGCATTAGCAAGATCCATGTCAAACTTTGTCCAGTCGCCCTTAGGCTCACCTGTTTTTAGTGAAAGCTTATTGTCGGTGTCTCCATCAACAACAGCGTATACACCCATGCATGAATCAATAAGCATGTCTGCGTTAGCAAGAAGTGACCAGTCTTCTCCACCGGCCTTACGGCGCTTTTCGATTGCCTTGTTTAGCTTTACTGCTGAAACTGGCTTAAATCGAACGTAGAGTTCTGGTTCGTCCCAACGTGGGACTTTGATGTCCGTGTACAGTTCATTTACAATCTCTGCACGACGTGTGCGCAGGGAAGCAAGAGCGTTTAGGCCCTCGCTCCCCTGAGCGTCGTCATTTTCCGATTCGGTTGTTACATTAAAATCAACCATGTGTTCCTCCAATGGTGTAGTTATTTATTTAAAACTTAGTTGCTTACTGTCTCAACAGCAATGTCAATCTCGTACATTCTAGCAGCATTTGACGTTGAGTCTGTACCGCCGTCCTTTACATTGACAAGGCGACCAGAGTAGGAACGAGCAGCGCCCGCTCCGTTAAAACTGTTACCTTCGTCGTCAAGTGGCTGAAGTGTGACTGTGCACATAACTCGGCCAGCAAGGTTGTGAAGGTCAGCAAGAATAGCGTGGTCAACCTGAGTTTCGTAAACCTTGGTCAAAACAACGTCTGAGTAGCTTGGTAGTGAAAGGTATGTAATTTCAGGTCCCATTCCACCAGGACGGTGCTTGTTTACTGGAGCAGTAACGTCTCCACCAGAAAACTTGTCAAAAATGATTGATGTTCCCGTTGTTAGAGAATTCATCTTTGGTGCCGCTGCTGGGATGGTTCCGATCGTCAGAGTGGCAAGCCACTGTTGCTCAGAACCGTAATTGTGTGTAGTGTAGAAAGCCATTTATTTCTCCTTAGATTTTTTTAATTAAGCTGGAAGGGTAGCGTTAGAGAGATATTTGGTTACATTAACAGTAACAAACTCACCAAACGGCGACATTTTTAGGTTTACCAATGCATTGATTTGACCCGCAGCAATAGTTGCTGGAGTGTTCACCTGTGGACCAACATTCACTGAGAATGATTGATCTGCTGAAGCACCGTAAAGGCTTCCGCGTGTCCAGTATTGCTGACAGATTCCAGAAAGTGCTCCGGCAAATCCACTGAATACGTGACCCTTACCATCAATTTCTTGGAACATAAATGCTTCACCAGCAACGTCAAAGTCTTGAATAATTTGCATACGGAAACGAGCGTTGTTGAGGTATGTCCAATTGCCTGATGTGTCAAGTGAACGATATCCGTAAATAGCAATTGCTCCAGTGTTTGAAACAGTGCGAATTACGTTAACACCTGCGTTGTTTAGAAGCGCACGATCGTTTGCAGAGTATACAGTTGTTACGCCAGTTGCGTAGTTTGAAGCACCATTTGCAGATCCAGCAGAAGGAACGTTTGCGTCATACTTAGTGTCGTTTGCAGCCATTTTTCCAGCAGCAAGAGCCGAAGGAGCAACGGTGCGAGCAAAACCCTGTGTAGCGCCTGGGTAGTTTACCCATGGAGCAAAGATTGCTGCGTGTGATGTGTCAAGTCCAGTAGATTGAAGAGTGTTAACGTCTTGAATAAGAGCTGCTGGGTTGTGTGATGGGTTTGCGTCAAGAATTGCAATACGGTTGTATTGTTGCGCGTGGTTCACAAGCGCTGCGTAAGCAGTTTCTGAGTGAGCACCTGGGTAAGAAACTTGTCCAGGACCATAGGTGTCAATAAACTGGCTAAGTGCATCTGTGATGTCTGAGTCAGCTGTTGTTGCGTCTGCTCCTGAAGCAAAGTAAATTGAAGTTGTTGTGTTTGTTGTTGGAAGTGCTGCTGATCCAGCAACTGTTGAAACAGAAACAAGGTTCTTTGCACCCTGAAGTGAGTTCAACCATTGGTTAAGTTGAAGTTCTGCGTGATCGGCAGAGAACTTTGGTGATGCTGCAATAAGAACACCGTTAAGAACAACGCTTGCTGCGTATGTTGTTGTAGTGTTAATTGTAGTGTTTGTAAAGTTAATTACAAGACCTGCTGGGCTTGCGTTAGAGCTGTTTGCCCATGATCCGTTACTTACAGCGGTGAAGCTGTTTGTTCCGAGTGTGGCAACTGCGGCTGTTGCGCCAGAAGCTGGTTGAAGGATAGAAACGTTAGCAACGAGTCCGCCTTCTTTGAAATAAATGTCAAGCGCATCGTAAAGCAATGTGCTGTCAAGGACAACTGAAGCGGGGCTAACGGTGTAACGTCCAGTTAGTTGACCACCGACAAACTGACCAAAGTAGGTAGTGAAGTCTGCGGTTGAACTGCATGGAACAACAACGTTGGCTGGTCCGGCGGCGTTACCGACGACGAACCATTGACCGGTTGGGTTGATGCCCTGAGAATTTGAAGCGCTGGCGGTAACGTTTACGTTTACGCCGGGAGCTGAACTAGCCATTTGCGTTCTCCTGTTGGATTAGCGTCTCAGTTTCCTGAGGACGTGGGTTTTTGTTTGGGTTGATTTTCTTTGGTTCTTCCTTAACTTCAACCTTTTCAACTTCAGGGGTTGCGTTAGAAACAACGGTTAAAAAACCATTTAAAATGTGTGCATCTACGATTGGTCCGTTTTCAACGGTGTATTCGTGTGATGGCGCAAGGGACCTGCCCTTGTCGTCAAAAATAACGTGCTTAGATTGAACGATTACTTTTTGTTTGCTCATATATTTTCCTTGTCAACATTAACGTTTACCGATTCGATCTCATAAAGAGGTTCGGGGGCTTCCGTTGATGGTCCGGTATTCATGCCCGTTGGGGCAAATTCTGGTGACGGAGGTCCTCCGTACATATTCATTGCATTTCCAACGGTGACGGCAAAACGAAGGTGAGCAATACCCGTTGTGCGACCACTTGAGTGTTCGCCTTCTGCGTATTCTTCACCTTCCCAAATGGTAGTTTGAGCAAGACCATTTAGGCCACGGTGTTGAATTATTGCAGCGCGAACCGCCGCTGCGTAAGCAGAGGTAAGCGCTTGTGTTTCTTGCCAGTCTTTTGTACCGTACACGTAGACCATTACTTCTACGCGCCAATTTGTACGAATGGCATCTTGATAAATTCTCGGTATACCGATTGTATTTGGAACAGATACAAGAATTGCGGCCGATGCATTTCTTGGAAGAGTTCTAAATTCAGGACGGTGACGATATTCAAATGGTTCTACAAGAACGGTGCTTCCAAGATTGCGATTAATTTCAGCAATATAGGTTGGTAACCATTCTTGTAATGTTTTATAAAAAGCTTCTTGAACGGAATGTCCACCATACAATGGCCCGAATACTTCGTCGGTGTATGAAAGATTCCAGTCAGTCCACCAATCGCGTCTTGCCATTATTCTGTGTACATCCCATCTTTAGCTTTTTGTCCGTAGCTACTTTTAAAAGTGCTCCAGGAGTGTTTTACAGATTCAAGACCTTTAGCATCCATTGCTCCATTGCTGGAGGTTTTAACAATTCTGTTAACGTCTGCTTCTGTAAGTCCGTTTTTTGCTTTAGCAGCGGCATCCTTAAGAGCCGTATCTGCTCGTCTTGCAACTAGCAAATCACCGTGATGATCGTAAGGGGATTTTGTTGGATCTCTCATAGCCATGTGATCAGCAAAAGCGCGGTC